AAGATGCCGCCTATATCTCGAATGTGGTCGGGCGATTTGTGAAGCAGACGGGGCAGGACACGCTTTTGAAGAATGCGATCCGAGACGGCGCAGAATTTGCGTGGATTCCCGCGGGAGACACTTGCGCATTCTGTTTAACACTTGCGTCAAGAGGGTGGCAGAAAGCGTCTAAAGGGGCTATAAAAGGCGGTCACGCGGAGCATATTCATACAAATTGCGATTGCTCGTATTGTGTTCGCTTTGATTCACGGACGACCGTTGAAGGGTACGATCCGGACGAATACAAGCGAATGTATTATGACGCTGACGGACGGACGCCGACCGACAAAATCAACGCTATGCGGCGTGAAGCATACGCAAAGGACAAAAAGACAGAGGGATCGGACAATTCCGAGCTTATCAAGGTTTAAAAGAGCATCCTACGGGGTGCTTTTTTAATACAAAAACGGCAACCCGTGCCTAAAACGGGGATTTACTCGAAGGAGGATGAAATATGAGCGATAACGCTACTGTAACCACACAGGAAAACGCTCCTGCAGAGGAGCAGGCCCGCACATTTACCCAGGATGAGCTGAATGCAATCGTTGGGAAGCGTTTGGCGGAAGAAAAGGGCAAATATGCAGACTACGATGTACTCAAAGCGAAAGCCGAGAAGTACGATGAAGCCACGGAAGCCGCGAAAAGCGAGCTGCAGAAGGCGACAGAAAGAGCTGAACATCTGCAAAGTCAGCTCGACGAAATGCTGAAGGCCGACGAAGTGCGCAAGGTTCGGGAAAAGGTCGCTGCAGAGACGGGAGTTCCTGCAGGACTTCTGTCCGGCGAGGATGAAGAATCTTGCAAAGCGCAGGCAAAAGGCATTTTGGAATTTGCAAAGCCTGCCGGATACCCGTCAATCAAAGACGGCGGCGAGGTAAAGGCTCCTGCTGGCGGTGGAACCACTCGCGAGCAGTTTGCCGAGTTCATGAAACAAGTCTTTTAAACAAAACATTTAGGAGGACAAAAAAATGGCTGGTATTAACACCAACAGAAGCAACATCACTCTTCCCGTTGATATTTCCAACGAGATCCTGCAGAAGGCACAGGACGCATCCGCAGTAATGGCTCTGGCGCGTCAGATCTCTCTGCCCGGAAGAGGTGCAGCAATCAATGTAATCACTTCTGATCCCGAAGCTGCATGGGTCGGTGAGACCGAGAAGAAGCCCGTCAGCAATCCGGGCCTTGAAACCAAAGTTATGAGAGCGTACAAGCTCGCCGTGATCGTTCCTTTCTCCAACGAGTTCCGCAGAGATGTAGCTGCCCTGTATGATGCTCTGGTCGAGCGTCTTCCCGGCGCACTTGCAAAGAAGTTTGATGATACCGTATTCCACGGGACCGCTCCCGGCTCTGACTTCGATACTTTCGCGGCTGTTACCGCGCAGAGCCTTGCTACTGATGTCTATGATGGCATCGTTGCAGCAGATACCGACATCGCCGCTCACGGTGGAATCACCAACGGCTATGTTCTGTCTCCGCAGGGTAAGGGCGTTCTGCTCGGCGCGAAGGACGGCGATGACAGACCGCTGTTTATCAATTCCGTTGCAGAGGGCGCAATCCCGATGATCCTGGGTGCGAGAACCCTGCTTTCCAAAGCGGCATACAAGAGCGGAACCCCTTCCGTTGTTGCATACGCAGGCGATTGGACGCAGGCTCTGTACGGCATCGTTGAGGGCGTCAAGGTTGACTTCTCCTCTGATGCTTCCCTGGATGACGGCAACGGCGGACAGATCAATCTGTTCCAGCAGAATATGTTCGCAGTCAGAGCAGAGATCGAGGTCGGCTTCCGCGCTGATACCTCTGTATTCAACGCTCTGACCGCCACCATCTAATGGTAGAGTTCAAACGGGCAAACGGGGCTAGTATGTGGGTCGCGGATGATCGTGTTGAGGAGTACAAGGCGGCGGGTTTCGTGCCTGCCGCTACACCTCGACAGGAAAAGCCTGCTCCGGCTCCAAAAGCCGTGGCTGAAAAGCCTGTGAAGGAAGAAAAGAAGCCGGAACCCAAAAAAGCTCCGGTTAAGTCGAAGAAATGAGGTAAGCGATGGCATACGCTACTGTTGCAGATGTGCAGGCAAGAATGACAAACACCATGAGCGAAGATCAGCAAGACATTTGCTCGAATCTGTTGGACGATGCGGCGGTCATCATTGACGCATACAACGCGAATGCAGAGACGGCAAATAAAAAGCTCGTTTCAATCAGAATGGTCATCCGTGCGATGGATTCCGAAGAGGGCATTCCTATCGGAGCCACGCAGGGGTCGATGTCGGCATTGGGGTATTCCCAGAGCTGGACGACCGGACAGGGATCTTCTGTTGGTGAGCTTTACCTTGCGAAGTTAGACAAAAAACTTCTCGGCGTTGGTGATCAGATCGGCGCGAGCAATCCACTTGCTATTTTATGCCCGCCACCGGAGGACACGCCATGAAGACAGTCACAGTCAAGCTCATAAAAAAGACGGCAGGCTTGCCGGACCCGTTCGGTCAGCCTACTTACACCGAAGAGGTGATAGATGTCTCCGGCGTTCTTGTTGGAGAACCGTCTTCGGAAGATGTCACGAACGCCTACACCATGCACGGCGCAAAGCTCGCTTATACTCTTGCGATTCCCAAAGGCGATACAAACGATTGGAAAGACACGACCGTGATCCTCTCCGGCCCTTTTGCGGGGACATATCACACAATCGGACTGCCGACCGCAGGAATCGAAGAAAACATTCCGCTGAAGTGGAATAAGAAGGTGCATCTTGAAAGATACGAAGGTTAAGTTCAAACCGAATAGCTCCGGAATCCGCGCACTCCTGCAGTCGCAGATGATGATGGATGCCGTTCAGAACCAGGCGCGAAGTCAAGGCGAGGTTGAGCATTCTTTCGTTGGCTTTGACCGTGTTCAGGTGATCGTGAAGACAGAAGGGAGCAGTCATGCTGATTGAAGCGCTTGTTTTGCAGTATTTGAAGACAAAACTTGATATGTCAGAGATCTATACCGAGCTGCCCGATACTCTGCCGGATCGGTTTGCAATCCTGACGCTGATGGATCGCGGAAAGGTGAATCAAGTGAACGCCGCAACGATTGAGATCGAGTGCTATGCACGGAAATCGAAATATGAAGCGGCTACGCTGGATGAAGCAATCCGCGGAGCGATGGAAGAGATAGGCGACACGGAAGATGTCTCCTGCCGTTTCGGTGGCGGAGACGACAATCCCGATACCGCGCTGAAGATGTACCGTTACCGCAGTTATCATAATCTATATTTTTAGGAGGGTAAGAAAATGGCTAATACTGCCGCTAATGTCACCGTTGGCAAGCCGAAAGTCGGCGGTGCAATCTATGTTGCTCCTCTCGGATCGACCCTGCCTACTGACAGCACCACGGCGCTGGACGCTGCTTTCAAGTGTCTCGGATATGTCTCCGAGGATGGCGTGACGAACAGCAATTCGCCCGAAAGTGACAATGTCAAGGCGTGGGGCGGTGATACCGTTCTCGTACTGCAGACGGATCGCCCCGATTCCTTTGCTCTGACCCTGCTCGAAGGTCTGAACAAGGATGTGCTTGAAACGATCTACGGCTCCAGCAATGTGACCGTAGACGCGCAGGGCAACATCACCGTGAAGGCAACCGCAGACGAGATGGTTGGTCATGCGTGGGTGTTCGAGATGATCATGAAGGGCAACCGCGCAAAGAGAACCGTCATTCCCAACGGAACCATTTCCGAGCTGGGCGACATCGTTTACAAGGACGATGAAGCAGTCGGATACAATGTGACGATCCAGGATGTCCCTGATGCGTCCGGCGTTTACCACTATGAGTACATCGCCGCGGCACAGTAAGAAGTAAAGGAGAATGAGTATGATGGAAGGTAAAACCAAATCGGGATTCAAATTCAAGTTCGATGAGAGAGCGTTGACGGATTGGCGTTTTCTCCTCGCCGTGCAGAAGATTCAGAACGGATCAGATCTGGAAAAGGTGTCCGGAGCGGTCGAAATGGTGGAAATCATTCTCGGCAAGGAAGGTCACAAGGCGCTTGTTGCACATCTTGCGAACAAGTCCGAGGACGGATTCGTTTCGGCTGACGCAATCATGGCGGAGGTCAATGAAATCATCGCGGCATCGAACAAGGCAAAAAACTGATATTCCTCGCACATTGTATGTCGGTGTGTGAGGATGATCTGATCTGTGATTTTGCCGAGTACTATCGAATATATGATTATCGGGCGCTCCCGGCAGATTAC